TATGAACTTGCAATATCACTACAGATGGATGATGGTCTAAGAAATATTCCGGAAGATTTGACATCTTTTGTTAAATCCTTACTCATCAGACTTTTGATTTCCCCCGAGAATTCCACACCGGAAGGAATCCTGAAATAGGGAAAACCTATAAACTCAAAATATTTTGCAATATTTTCTATCCACGCTTGTTGCTCTTTAGCTGGGAGAATTTTCCATTTATCTGGAGTATATGTCGTTAAAGCATGTTCCAGTTTTAAAATATCCTCGGAAAGACCTTTAATTTTGAACCGATATTTTACTGGAATCTTATAGTAAAACTCTTTCGGAATATTCTCGGAGACAACTTTAATGAAATTTTCAACATTTAAAAATCTCATTATTCGAACACTTTCAGAATCTTTTACTTCAATACCTAAATGAAATCGGTCCTCTAATATTGGAGCGATTTCTTGGACATTTTCTAAAGGTGCTCCGGTACATATATACGGAATGATTCCACTATCTTCTAAACCACCATCATCCAAAAACCAAACAGAAAACACAAAAGGATCCAAAGTCTCTGCAATTTGACGAGGGATTATTTTTACGGGTTCTCCATTAATATCCCTATAAAAAATCTCTCTTAATTCTTTCAATTCTCTAATCGATTTGGTTCGTAATGTTGCTCCCCTGGATTTTGTACCTAATGGATTTGTCTTGGTCCAAAAATACAGATCCCCCTCAACAATATCAGTCATCAAATCATATTTCCATTTCAAATAGCTCAGCCGTTGAATACAATGAGCTTCCTTATAAAAACAGGTGTTTAAACTCCCCTTATAAACACCCCCATCACCCAAAAGACCCGCCACCAATAATTTGTATTGTAATTCAGTCAAATCAATTGAATGTTCTATAATAGTATCCCGATCCAATCCTTCCTTACAGATCAAGGTATGTACAGTTTTAAAAGTACTGTGGAATTTTCTTGCAACCCCTTTAATTCCTCCCGCGAATTTAATTTCTTCTCGGAGTTCTTCACGAGTAAGATCCAAAAGGTCCTTCTGACCTATTTGAATATTTTTTTCTTTTCTTTTATCATTACCATCTTTTGTTTGAATCCCAAATTTTTTTCTTCTATAAGCAACACCCTCACCTGTAATGCCAAAAAGTTCCCCAATCTTAGCATCAGACATACCTTGTTGACAATAGAGCTCCTGAAGGAGCTCCTGAGTCAAACTGCTCTTCTGATCCTTTCTATGACCCTCATAAAACACTAAGATGTCTTGTTTCTCTTTCTCCCGGGGATTTGTTGGAATAGCAAATTTCTTTAGCTGCAATCGAATGGCATCCTCTGACAACCCTACAAATTCACCTATATCCTTTGCCCTAAATCCATAATTAGAATAAAGAGTAGTCAAAGTCTCTGCAGTTAGCTCTGAGAAATGATATTCCATAGAACTCCTTTTCTATAATTATACAATTAACCCGAGTTTTTTGCAACACTTTTTATTGTTCCCAGTTATTATTTCTAATGAACCTAAAAATTTTGGATGAAACCGGTTTTCACAACGAAACAAATTAGTAAAGCCAATAGTAGGATTTGTTGGGTCGTGAAAAGACAAAGAAAAAGGGTCGTTGAGTTTCCCCAACGACCCTTTATAATCAACCACTTACGTGGCGATTACCGAGCGAGAGCGACGCGGCACAGACCCAGGGGGTTGTGACAGCCGATCCCAAGGTTCTCGAAGCAGCTGAACCCGATCGTACGGTTACGAGGATCGTCAGCGGATAGGACGGTCAGTTCGGTCCTGACGGGTATCCGCCCGAAGAACTCGGGCTCTGCACAGACGTACAGGTAGCCAACCGGCACGCGCCGGCTCACGATGATCTGGGCACCCCAAACGGTGGCCATCAGACCGGTCTTGAGCAACGTGGCCTGGCTCTCGATGTCCAGCACGTCCCGACCCCACTTACGGATATCGCTGTAGTCCTGGGCGTTTGCGAACACGCGGGCAACCCGAAGGTCGTGGCGTTCGATGGACGCGAAGGCATCCGCGAGGTCCGCCGGAGTAAGCGGCGCCGTCGCCGGGATATCCGGATTGGTGGGACCGACGTTGTCGAACCCAGCCGTGGCAACCGCATCCAGGATTTCGAAGACACGGGTGTCTTCCATCGCCTGGATCTCGGCGCGGGCAAGGTCCTGCGAGCGCTCGATAAGATCGAACCGGCGTTCCTTGACCTGGGTCAGAGGAATTTCCGGGTTCGAGCTGATCTCGAACAGGGGAATCTGAACGCGACGGGACTTGGCGATCGCGAGGATGTTCTGACCTTCCTCACCGACCACGTAAGCCGTCACGCCCGGATCCTTGTCGTAGATCGGCAGGGCGCCATCGGGCAGCTGCTCGACCAGGAAGGTCTTGCGGCCGACGGAGGTGTAATCCCTCCGAAGGCGCAGAGGCTGCGTCATGCTCGCCGCGAGCTTAGCACGGCCACCGGCCGTCTTGAGGTACTCGGCGATGATTTCGTTCTTGAGTTCGTTTGTAACCTCAGCCATGAGAGATCACCTCCTTAAATTTTCATCTGAAGGGTCATGTAGGGGTCTGCCGCAGTCGGCGGGACGAGAACAACCCCTACGGATGTTTGAGCACCGACCACGCCGGCGACCGCGAGGCCGCTTGCGTTGCACAGGAGCCCGTTCTGGGACGCATACAGAAGCTGCCCGGCCGCATAACCGGTCGAGAGAGCACCTCCGGATGCATTGGCGGTCTCGTAAATGTCGGTCCGCAGGCATGTGCCTGTTCCGTGCATGTACACGACCTTGTTGCTTGCTACGGCGGAAGAAGACTCGAAAGGATTGCCGACTGCGTCATTCACAACGATACCAACGACTTTGTCGTAGTTCGTGGAATCTCCAGCGGCTGCACCGATCTGTCCGGCTCCGACCACAGCGACGACGCTACCCGCCAGAAGACCTTTGTTGGTCTTGCTGTTCAGGCGCGAGTTCGCCACCATCTGGGCGTTACCAACGCGGTTGTCCTGAGTCAAACCCGCTGCGGTGATGTCACCGAGCGTGTTGAAGGTCTGACGATACAGAACTTCCACATGGCTGTTTGGGGTGGGAAGATTAGATTGACCTGCCATTTGCACTCACCTCCTCTTAGGTGTGTTAAAGAAAAAACAATTAGCGGGGGTGGCGCCCCCGCTAACTTTTATTAACGCTTGAACGCATCGGACACGTCCGGCGGGGCACTCCAAATGCCTGCCAGGTCCGTACCCTTGCTTGACGCTTCCTTGACAATGCCGGAGAGTTTCTTGGCACCGGTCTTGGACGCAGTCTTGGTAATCTCATCAGCGGCGAAGATCAGATCGAGCAGATCGCCGTTGCTGGCGGTCATATCGATCTTGGCATCTTCCTTCTTGGCTTCAGGAGCCGGGGCGGCTGCAGGAGCCTCTTCCTTCTTGGCTTCCTTCCCCTCTACCTTTTCTTCTTTCTTGGCTTCGGGAGCCGGTGCCGCTTCGGGAGCCGGGGCAGCTTCAGGAGCCGGAGCAGCTTCCTGCTGGGGATGCGGAGAGTTCTGATTTGCCGTTGCATCGGCATCATCGTCCTCATCATCCTCGCTCTTGGCGAGAACATCTGCGAGAGACGCCTGACGCTGCAGCGTGGCAACGACGCTCTTCTCGGGCAGATACATGAGATCGGTAGCCTGTTTCTCGATGATTGCATCAGGAGCGCCGGGGAGCATGCGCTGAGCGATCGTCAGACACTGCAGGGCCTTGCTCTCAAGTTTGCGAGCGGCCATGACAGCCTGAGCAGCACCTTCTTCAGGAGTCGCAGCGGGAGCCGGAGCAGCGGCAGGAGCGGGAGCAGCGGACTGTTCGCCAGCAGGAGCCGGGTGACCAGTCTCGGTACGACCTTCCTGTTCCCAAGGGCGACGCATGTCGGGTTCTTCACCCATCGTGGTGTCGAAGGTTTTGTACTTCTCCACCGGATTGTTCGGATGATCCTGATTCATTGTGTAAGGATCGGCCTTCTTCGCCATCGCGGCCGCCTTATCTGTAAGTCTTTCACGAGCCATCTTTACCTCCTGTGGAGAGTCCACGGTTAACTATAGAAAAAATGTGTATTAGAAGACTATTACAAATTCACTTTTACCGGATACTTTTCCATTACTTTAAGCCAGGCAATCGCCTTACGGGCCTCAAAAGCAGTGATTTTACGACCAGTATAGGTTACCAACCACCGCAAAGTATCCAAAGGAGTGCTTGCCAGTCTCATTGATCCCATAGCCTTCTTCAGATCCTTAGGAAGAGGATTCGGCATGGCATCGTCAAGGAAAGACATAACCGCCAGGAAATCCCGACGGGTATAGCCATAATCCTTCAGAACGGACAAATCAGAGCTATTCAGCAACATGAAAGACCCGAATTTGAGTCTTTGTATGGCCTTCTGATCACCGGAGTACCGTGCAAGCCACTTATCCCAGGTCTGCTTCATTGAGAAGGCCTTTTTAAGGGCTGCCTGGGTAATCATGGTTTCATCAAGAGTATCCAGAGGACGGGGACCTTCTTCGACATTATCCCCGGAGAACTCGGACATGATTTCGTCACTGAGCTGCTGAAGGAGCTGCTTCTTAATGTTCTTCTTGAAATCCTTCATCATTGCCGCAGGATCTTCCTCTTCAGGCACATCCATCGGAATATCTTCCGCGGGTGCGTCCGTGGGAGTATCCTCAGCAGGGGCATCTTCAGCAGGGGCATCCACGGGAACTTCTTCTTCCGCCGGCTTATCCTCCTGAACGGCTCCGGGCTCCGCATCTTCAGCTGCGGCCTTGGCATAGGCATTGGCAGTGATCACGGCCGGCTTTTCCTGGGCACTTTTGATCTTTGCCAGCACATCATCAGAAGGCATGATTGTATTACGACGAACGGCGCCGGTGAAGGCAGGATTTACCACCCAAGAAGCGTCAACAAAAACGACGCTTTCAGGTTCAGTATGATGGCCACAGAGTTCTGCGACTTTACGGCTGACACCACGTTCATCTATAAAGGAGTTACCTTTTTCGAAACGAACGTGGGCGCATGCTTCTGTTTCATCCGCCGCTTTATTACCGCACTTCGAACAAATTGAGTAGGAGATCTTGCATCCCATACTCATAGAATTCATGATTCCGGCTTCAATCCTGCGACAGAGATCATCATGCTTACGATCGGTTGCAACCAGAATATCCACATAATAAGTGGTCAGGTCTTTACCGGAAGCATCCTTACCAACGGGAACGTCACGAAGAACAGCATCGATTACTTTACCCTTCGATAGTTCCGGGACCTGTACATGCTCGAGATAATTGTTGGATCCTACAAAGGTCTTGTAAGACGCAACAAGCATCTTTTTTGTCCAGGCATCTCCATTGTTATTCACGAATTTTGAGAAGGCCGGATGGATCAGGAAATCCTTCTGGGGGCCTCTGCTTTTTGTCGCATCTTCAACGTCAACCGCGGCCATAATGCTGCAGTGCGACAACAAGTACTTTTCAGGCGTATATTTGGCCAGAACAGTCTTTGCAACCTTGGTTCTGTAGCTGCTTGTTTCGCATTTGCATGGACCCGTATGCCCACAGCATACGGACTTGGTCCATGTATCCGGGGCAATGGAGGGTTCTACAACTTCTGCATGTCCAAAACGGAACATCGCCATAGATTATTCCTGGGGGTATCCGGTGGCAATCGTGCGAATCGTATTGGCAAGAGTCTTCAACGAAGCTGCCTTCTCCTGAGCCTCTTCACCCTCTTCTTCTTTCTTATCATCAAGAGAGAAAGACATTTTTTCGAGGGTCTCAATGGCATTGGACACGTTGGCACTATTGGTCATTGCCCAACCTTCATACACGGGCTTCTGATTCACGGAAGGACGTGTAGGATGACCAAAAGAATAAAGGGTCACGCCATCAACGGAGTATTTAAAAACCTTCATGCCTGGACTCCCCGATATATCTTCGCAATTGACATGCGAATGATGTGATCCGAACAATGTGACCCGTATTTGCGGAATGTGCGATCGTAGGCATGAACTTCATCAAGGCCGTCTTTCTGACAGGCACAGACTTCATCCACGAGCTTTTCCACAACGGTCGAAGCGAAATCATGGGCAATACGAATCGCCGCTTTTTCTGCCGCGGTCACCCGACGGGGCTTAAGCGGTGACGGCCCAAAGCGCTTCTCCGACCGGGTCTTCTCATATGAGGAATAGCCCATATCAGTGAGAGCCGTGGGCAACCCTGCTATTGCAGGGTTGACTTTAATAAGGGTCTCGGGGCTCTCGCTTTCAGTCCCTGTGGGCCACTGGACCCAGACCTTACAAGCCGCGGGAGCGATATGGGTCACGACGCCAACAAAGGGCGTGAGATTCCACTCGGACACCCATTTCTTGACGACCTGACCAGGCCGGAAGTCCTCGGGAGCAACCATCATTGGAAAAAGAGCAGGCATTTGTCAGCTCCTATTATACGCACGGGCCTTGGAAGTTCGCGTGGCGTATATGAATAAAACGGGGCCTTATTAAGGGCCCCTATGATGGATTACCGCTGGACCTTCTGATACGCGAGCTTGACCGGCGCCGGATTCTTATAGGCGTCGTTCACCTGTTCGAAGTTGCTCTTGTTGAAGTCGGCCATATAGGGCTCATCTGCATCCTGCTGACGGACGTTGAAATTGAAACGGCCGGCCATGTACCGGGCTTCATCCGCATCAAACTGCAGAGTGGTAGCCTGGCGCTTGCCATCGAGAACATCAGAGATGATGTCCAGCTGCATCGCGATTTCCGGGGCGGAGGCCTCGAGCTCTTCGGCGAGCTTGTCGAGTCTCTCGGTGTACTGCTGAGCATTCTTGATCGACGCCATGAAAAACCTCCTATGAGTGGGACAAATCAGTTGTTTTCCTGCATAAACATTGACGCAACACGTTGTTCCGGGGTCTGAAGACCGATCTGGCCACCCGGCATGGGTACGAGATTGGTGGTTCCGCCTGGCTTACGGGAACGTGTTATATCCGTCTTTTTAAGACCGAGCTGTCTTACAATTCTTTTGGGGAGAGCTTTGGGCTTACTCTTTGCCATCACCGGCATTACTGGATGAATAGGAAGCTTTTCCTGACCGAGCATTGCCTGTATGAGGACCTGAAACTTGTTCGCATTGATTTTGCCATCAAACCGGCCCTTCTGGAAATCCCTAATCGCCATGTTCAAGGCATCTTCCGCGGCAACGTGGGCGTCAAAGTTCTTTAACGTGCCATTAATCAACGTCTTAGCATTGGCCACTAGTTCATCATAATCAGCATCTTTGAACTCATCGGGGCCCACATACTGGGACGGCAAATCACCACGATCAACACGTTCGTTATAAACGCGCCGATCATAATTGAAATAATCGTATCCCGGATTTGCGGTCTCAGGGAATTTCGAAATAAAATTCCCAACGACTTTAGGGACAAGTAATATGATTTTCATGCCTTTTGTGGCCCCTTCTCTCAAAATAAACGTATTAAGACAGTATTAAATATTGTCTTCCAAGAAGTTCTTTATGACCCGATCCGTCGCAAAACGACTGCTTTGGGGGCTTTTTAGGCCCTGAATTCCATGGATTATGTTCTGAATCTGGTTTCCCAACGCAAAAGCTTCTTCCGTGGCTTTATCGAACATTTTGGCCACGGAACCATCCTCATCGATTTTACTGGCCCTCAAACCCTGTTTAACCTTACAGTGCTCGAATTTTACGAGGCAATCCTGAAGGGTTTCCATGATTTCAAGGGCTTTATCCAAATCCCGGCCGAGACCTTGTTTCTTGGGCATATTCGTCAATCCTTCTTAAGGTTGAACTTTTCCTTTACTTTTTCACGCTGTTCCCGCTGGAAATCTTTGAGGGCCTGGGGCTTTTTCTGGTAATCCTTCCCCTTATCCCCGCGGTAATCCTGCATGTAATTCTTCATGTAATCCGACCGCTGTGACTTATTCTTGAAACTCGGCCGGCGCCGCGGAGCCTTCACTTTCGGTGTTGGCCGGCTCTTGTGGACGATATCTCCACTCAACTCGTCCGCGGCGTCCCGAATCGCATCAGCCAGTTTTCTTATCATCAGCGGAAACCTTTCCAAAAACCCTTTCCAGGGCCTGGGGATTCTCCAACAAGTATTTCATCACCCGGGCTGCTTTGGCCTGTATCTCGGGTGCTGGAAGGGGCTTTTTCTCGGAACTAAACCGGGAAGACCCCTCCGGGGGTGCTTCCGGCTCTTCTGACATATTGAGTTGCATGTACTGAGCCATGCGAGCAACGATATCGGTCTTCTCCACAAGTGGTGCCGCCACGGTTGTATAGATATTCCGCAGGGCCTCATTGAAGATCGAATCATTGACCGTAAACATGTCCTTCTCAAGCTTCTCTCGAGTCGACCCAGGGTCAATATTCAGTATGTCCAGAATAAGATCGACGCTGATGGAACCCTTCTGATACAGCTGGAAAGCTGCATCGAAGAACTGTTCATTATCCCGGATAGCCAGGCGTGTAAAGGAAAGCTTGGGATAAAGAAGGACTTCATTGCCAAACTCATCGTATTCAATGAATCCTTTACGACGGGCAACGGGCTTAAAAAGATTGTTTTCAACGTAATCCTGGATGATTTCCCGATACAGCAAATACTCGGTGTTCATGATCTCCAGGGCAATCCGACCGCTCGTATAGGTACTTGAACCGGTCAGAAGTTCTTCAGTAACGCCCATGCCGATGCATAGCCGGCGAAGACCTGTTTCATATTCGGCCGTAAGATCCAGGAGACGTCCCTGAGAACCCATTTCTTCCCAATGGACTTCGTAGTTCGCAATAATTGAGAAATCGGGATCAACAAGGGCCATGTCGACCTGTTCACGGAGGTTATCGACCTGTTCATTATTGAGCTCTTCCGCCCACACGATACGCATAGGGGTCATGTGACGGGAAGCGATCGAGGTCTGGGCCTGGCGGAGCTTATCCAGAAGCACCAGGGTATTGGTGCAGGGTTCGATCATGGAAATGCCCAGGGGCTCATACTGGGACTTTTTACGGGTCAGGACATGGACATGTGACCCGGTATTCGGGTCCGTATCAAGAGGAATAACACCGCTACGGCGGACACGTTCTTTAATGTCCTCAGGAACGCTATATTTCAGGGATTGCTGAGGATTTTCCACATCCAGTGGGGCCAAGACTTCCTGGGTAAGGAATTTCCGGGTTTCCGGGTCCGGCATGTATTCAACGGCGACTTCATCTGTGAGGGGCAATTTCCGGATACGAACCTGGTCTGGCGGCAGAATAATGAGTTTCCGCCATCCTTTATACAAAGGATCTTTATCCTGTATATCAAACTTTTCCTTCAGATATTTTTCTTGAGTCCTTGCCTTTTCTATCTTGGTTGCCTTATCATTATCGGACAAACCCTCATGCCATTCAGAGTCCTCGGCAAAACTGGCTGCGTTACCCATCAAATTGAACTCAAAAGTGAGTTCGATTAGGGACTTGAACAAGCGCATGTTATCGCACATGGTCTCAAAAAATTTGAATACGTATTCATTCTGCTTCTTGTTCTTGCCCTTTGGAGGAACGAGACGGATCTTGGACAATGGCAGGTTCGTATGAATATCAATGGCCCGACGGACGATCTCATTTGTATTGTAGAAAAACCGATAAAAGGCCCTACGTTCACGCAGGTTCTGGGGTTTTTCAAGAAAGTCCGTGGATAGCTGGGGTGAGTAGAACTGGGCCTGGCCGGAATCAATAACGTCCGCGGTCCTGCTCGAGAACCCTTTTGTGGTATCCGTGCTTATAAGATCGGACGCTTTTCTTCCCATGAACGTAGTTGTGGCAAAAAGTTGGCGAGCACGCCGTTCATTCTGAGTCAAAGGCTGGGAATGCACGACCATAGGTTGGTCCGCGGTGATAACATTCCTTAAAGGGACCTGGGGCGCCGGCATTCTAGGCTGATCGGTTGTTGATGTAACGACGCGTATTCTTTTAGCCATTTGAGCCTACCTGTCCATCGTCAAAAAGAGACGTGTCTTCCATTGGTGGATGAACGGGTTGTGCCGGAGCTTGTTTCCGGGCTTCCTTTTTTGCTTTCCTTTTTGCCAGAGCATCCGCCTTTTTCTTTGCCGTTTTTCCATCATCCTCTTCGATAATTTTAAATTCATCGATCGGACGCATACTTTCGAACCCACGGAGGAGAGATCCAGCCACATCTTTGTTACGCCTGAAGGTCTGAACCATTCGATAGAATTCTTCCAGACCGGTCATCTGGCCTTTGGCTGCGAGTCTTTCCTGATTTAGAAGATGGGTACCTTCCCGATACAGATTCTCGTAGGCTTCCAGGAGATTTCTTAGACTCGTTTTTATATCAGAACCACGACATTGGACGTCGAGCATCATTTTCGACAAGTCAGCCATGTATGTGCGACCTTTCTTGCCTTCAATAGATTTTTAACTTCTTGGCGGAAGGATTCATCCCCGGGATGCTGATGAAACAGGCCTTTTGCGGACATTTCATCTTTCAAATTCCCAAGGTCTTTTTTGGGGAGACGCTGTTGACGGACCTCCATAACGATCGACTGCAGGTACTTATCCATGTCATCCTCTACAGGGGCCCCCGTTTGAGGATTATCATACCTATTGTCATAATGGAACTGTTGAAACTGTTCCGGATCGCGAAGGTCCCCGGGCATCCTATTTCCCCTGTTTTTGGGCCTGCTGAGCACGTGTTGCAGCTAGGATATATTCAAGGGAATACCTTGATTTTTCGTACTTTAGCTGCTTTACCCGTTCCTCGGCCTTGGCCACTTCCAGTTCCGCCAGAGCGATTTTTTCATCGAAAGCAAGAAGTTCTCTCTGAAAATCCGGATCCATGATCTGCTCCAATCTGTTATATAGATTTGATGTTATTATCCCTATATCACAATAAATATTAGAAGAGAATTACGAAATTTACTGATTCCTTTATCATATATGTGTTGATTATCTTGAAAACAGCTATGCTATACGGTTATTCCCAACCTAAATTAGATAAATAATCCTGGATCTTGCAATATCATAAATGCAGCAATTGGTCGCCGTGTAGCAAATATCCAGTTTGCATTATTATTACCCGCATTGATACTTGTACCATCATCTGCTGTGATAGAGAACCCTGTCAATGCGCTATCTTTAACGATCACATATGACAAAAGCGCAAGTGTATTGGGTATTGCCATTGTTGCCCGAGATCCCGCGTTACTTGATTTTATGACATTACGAGCACCTGAGGATCCCTGCCAGTCGGCCTGTGCGAGGTTTGTGATGGTGTAGGTCTTACCTGAATTGAGGGTCAGGGTCTTACCATCGACACCGAAGGTGATCCGATTAAAGGTAAGTACGCCTGATGAGGGGTTTGATATCACAAGATTAGTGTTGAATATGGTAGCTGGGAACGAAATAGTACTAGTGTAATACGGAACTGAAATTGTTTGCGTACCTGTAGTAGCACCCATGACCAAGGTAGCACTCGTTATTGTGAACGAGGGTGCACTCCCTGTGGATAACATCGTAAAATTTCCTAGTACCGTGACAGTTGAATAGGAGATAGACAGAGTAAACCCGTTGTTACAAATAAGATTGTTACACGTTAGAGCATACCCTCCAGTATTCATACAACCTATGGTCACGTCATTGCAGATGCACGCATCACCCAAATTTAGCGTTGTGGTAGAGGTGAGATTATACCAGGTCTTACCATTACTCGTGAGTGTGGTAGTATTGTTAGGACTTATTGTACTTCCCGTTGGTGATCCTGCGCTGATTACTCCCCTGGAGCATACGTTTGATACGACTAAAGTACCATTTATGGTAGTTGCAGTGTCCCAACTATTCCAGTTAAATTGACCTGTGGTATTGTCAAGGGTTATCGTCTGTCCATTCTGATTAAATGTTCCCGATGTAAGGGTTAGACGATACGCCCTGAATGCATCCATTAATTTGACAGTTCCCCCAAGTCCAGAGTGAAACACATAACCCATGCCTGAACTAGCATAACCATTCATGGTTATTTCTTGAGTACCTGATGTTGCTGCAAAATAAACTATCGTGGTAGTGTAATTAGCTACGTAGCTAGTAGGACTAAAAGTAACATTACCATAAAAGTATATAGTCCTAGATGCGGCTAGCTGAGAAAATAACACTGTAGATCCTGTGTTAATTATAATATTTCCGTAAAATATGCAACCACCAGTATAGACCGTAGGAGCATTCGATATGGTTGTATTACCATATACAGTCCAGGAAGGATTAGTTACATCAAAAAGAACTTGTCCCGCTGCAGCAGTTATTGTGAAATCGCCTAAAGCAATAAATGCCCCTGAGAAATTAACATTATCACTGACAGAGACATTGATATTGAAATCATGGAAAGATTGTGCTGCACTAGTAATAGTAATTCCCCCTGCGCTTACTGACCTAGTTATAGATACCAGCGATGCCCCAGAGTTAAATGTCCATCTAGAGGGAATATTCCAGTTGCCAGAGCAATACCATGTTGAGGTATTGAGATTGATAGTAGCTGCATAATTAAGTTGGTACGTAAAAGCAGATACTGTCATTACTGAAGAGCCAAAATTAGCAGTTAAACTAGAAGTAGATGCATTTGCTCCTATAGTAAAAATAGTGCAAGTGACACTATAATTATTAGTATTAAAAGTAAGAGTAGTACCAGCTACATTACCAAACGGGTTAAAAGTAGACGTGCTGTTAATATTACCAGCAAGATCAATGGTTCCCGTACCACCACCTGTTGCGCTATTGTGTATTGTTATTGGAGTAGAGCAGTTGGATATCGCTGGAATGCTATGAGTAATGGATGTGGCTCCTAATGAAAAGTTTAAAGATCCTGAGCCAGATGGCTGAATAGTAGCCCCCGCATTGGTCATACACGTTGCGGTTGAAGTGGCTACAATACGCCAAGGATTCTGTGTGACTATCAAAGTCCCAGTACCCAAATTGAATATTCCCGCCCCACCACGAACCCCTGAAGAAGCATTACCATTTATTGTAGTTGTTTTTCCTGAAGCTGAGCATGTAAGTTTATTAATGTATGCTGAAGCTTTATTAATTGCAAATGTTCCCGATCCCTGCAACACTACTTGCATCGAAGTCGCGGTTACTGTAGTGGTGCTGTTCAGGGTAAAATCTCCATTACCTGTTTGAGTCCATGTTCCGGTTAGAGTTAAAGTACCTGCAGTATTTATCGTTACCGTAGTCGCTACAGTAAAAGCATATCCACCATCACTAAAGGCACCTTTGTATCCGGTTGTGGTTAAAAATCCACCAATATTAGGTGCGGTATTTACAGTACATGCTTGAACGGAGGTGTTATCAAAGTATGCCACCTCACTGGATGTCGGAACATGAGACAGGGCCCAGTTCGCCGTATTCGACCAAACGCCACCAGATGCAGCACTCCACACATTAGCACGATACCAATTGATGTCATTACTTAACGTGCTACCTACCTTGGCAATACATGGGCGACTACCACCAGAGGAGTCACAATCGGTTACACTAATGTAATCTGCTACGATATTGGAACCTGTTGCATTATTGACTTTGTACCGTGTCCCTGGTGAAGAACTTACCCAAGTAATGACATTTCCAACAGTACCTTGCCAATCGGTAGCTGCTGTATAGCTATTCACGGTGAGGATACAAGTAGTAGCTGTGAATGTGTACGTTTTACCCGCAGTTAAGACCAAACGAGAAACCGTTAGAGTACCTGGATTCAATGTCATGTTCTGAGACAGCGTTAAAACTAAAGAAGTCGAGGTTATAGTACCACTGTTTGTTACAATAAAACTCGATCCCGAATTCGACATCGTTAGTGTATTATTCAAAGTCAGAGCATCACTACCACCAAATGAAACATTACCTGCATTAACAGTTATAGCCGCTGCCTGTGTAAATATCCCATTTGTGACCGTTAAACTCGCGCACGTTAAAGTACCTGAATGCGTGTATGTTTTCCCGGCTTCATTAAAGATTAAAGAAGGGAATGTTTTGGAAGCCGTAGTAATTGTAGAACTATTAGTATTGAACGTGATAGAAGCAGAAGTATTGGTTACTGTCGTTTTCGACCCGAATGTCCAAGCACCTTTACATGTCCATGTAGAAGTGCTAAACGCCAATGTCATCGTACCTGTATTGTATGTCGCTCCTGCAGAATTAAAAGAGCCACAGGTAACTACAGACGATCCCATGTTATAAGTGATGGTCTTGCCGGCTGTAGCTGATCCAAACTGAATACCTACTGAAGCCGTTATAGCATAATTATTTGAGTTGAATACATTGGTGGTACCCACACCTTCCCCAACATATGGTCTGAAATTTGGAACACTTATAGCTCCTGCTAAACTATAGGTCACTCCAGCAGTAGCCGTTGACCACGGGGAGCACGTTAAAACTCCTGTTCCTGTCGCAGTCATAGCATCCAAACTAACAGTAGTGCTACTAGTATATGGATAAACTATTATACCAGTGCTAACTCCATTAAACACAAAAGTAGTAGAAGAGGTAGAATATGCGGATATAGAACCTTTAGGATATAGTGACAAGTAATTGTTAGTATATACAGAGGTATCCATATAA